TTAATTTAGAAGAAAATGTTGGACTATGTCGAGGAACTAATTTAGGCGTTTACAATGCTCAATATGATAAAATATTAATTGTAAATGATGATAATGTTTTTCCTAATAAATGGGATACTACTTTAGAAACAATTTATGAATTACATGGTCCTAATGTTGTAATATCCCCTAATCAGATTGAACCTTACCCAAGTATGTTTAAACAATTTAAAATACATGACTTAGGTAGAGATCCAAAAACATTTGATTTAGAAGCATTTTGGAAACATGATTTAGAAATGTCTTACCCTCAAGAAGATGATTCCGGGTCAACTCTTCCTATATTTATGTCTAAAATAGATTATTTAAGATTAGGAGGTTGGGATGAAAATTATGAAATGGGAATGGTTGCGGATTGGGATTTTTTCTTAAAATGCCAATTGTCAGGACTAAAAATGTTAAGAACATATGAATGTCATTTTTATCATTTTGTATCATTATCAACAACTGATACCCCTGAAAAACAATTAAAACGACAACAATCAGAGCAAAATGGTCATGAATATGCTCACTATAAGTGGGGTAATTATATAAGACACAATTCCGAAAACAATTTAAAATATATCTAATGAAATACGGCTTCTATAGAAAAAACGACCCACAACAAGAAATCATAGACAAAACAATTAGTTTTTCTAGATTATCAGCAGCAAAATTCTTTGCACAACGCAAAGGACTAACTTTAAAATTATTTTTAGGAATTTACGGTGTAAAGAAAGTATAATGGATATTAAAAAATTTGGACAACGATTAAAATTAGAAGAATCTAAGACGACAAAAGTACTTAAGGAAAAAGAGGTATTTATAGAAAATATTAGTATACTAGAAGAAATACTACAACGCTCAGATAAATTATTTAATGGTTATAGTATAGATTTATACATGTACGAAGAACCATTTCTACAGATAATTGAAAATATGTTCTTACTTAAGTATGGAGAAATAATAAGTGAAATTGTGTTTTGGTATTTATATGATAGAAAAGACGATGATGGAAATATTTACCCCTTAGTACTTGAAGAAGAAGATAAAGAACCAGTAGATATAATTTTAAAGACACCTACTGATTTATGGAAATTTATAAATAAAAATTTAAACAATACAAAATAAGTTATGGAAACAGCAATACGTTATTGCAAATGCGGAGTTCAAATACCTGCAGCAAGATTAAAAATTCTACCAAACACACACACTTGTGTTAATTGTTCGGACATTAAAACTAAAAAACCCGTTATCGTACAACGTGGAGAAGGTGATCACACTTATACTGAAACATTATTTTTAGAACATGAAGATTATGTTCAATATGTTGAAGAGGAAACTAAGTTAAGAAAACGAATGGGTATTTCAACTAAAGCAGAATTATTAGACTTTGATAATGAAGCACCAGTACCAACCCGAGTACCAGATATCGATTCAGATAAAATTAAACAATAATACCTAAAGAGTGTTTTTAATATCTTTCATAATATTTATAATGGATATAAAACACATTAAAATGAATATTACTTATATTTATCTAGTTGAAAATTGTTATGGTGATTGTAATAAAGTTTACATCGGTAAAACTACTACATCTCGAAAAAATGCCCATTCTTTAACTTATGGAGATCAAATTGATTATACTATTATCGATCAAGTAAATTCTAAAAAATATAAAGATTGGGAACCTTTAGAAACATACTGGATTGAACAATTTAGACAATGGGGGTTTGAAGTTGTTAATAAACGAAAAAAAGGGGGAAGCGGTCCTGAATTTCTTTCTGAAATAGTAAAACAAAAAATTAGTATAGGAAATACAGGATTAAAAAAACTAGGAGTTAGTAAAAATCTCAAAGGAAGAAAAAGTTATCATAATACCAATACAGGAGTTAAAATAAGTAAATCAAAAGAAAATATGGTTTTATCTGAAGATTGGAAAAATAAAATTAGTGTTTCTTTAAAGGGTAAAAAAAATAGATTAGGTACAACCCAATCATCCGAAACTAGAAATAAAATAAGTAATGCTTTAAAAGGTAAAAAACGATCTGAAGAAGTTATTAATAAAATGAAAAAACCTAGAATTGATACTTCTAATATGGGTAAGAAAAAAGGTTCTATAACTAGTGAGGAAACAAAAGCAAAACAAAGAAACTCAGCTCAAAACAGACAAAAACCTGTATTACAATTTGATAAACAAAATAATTTTATAAAAGAATATTCCGGAGTTATAGAAGCGTCTAGACAAACAGGATGTTATGATTCATCTATAACAATGTGTTGTCAAGGAAAATTAAAAGCAACAAAAGGATTTATTTGGAAATATAAAAATTAATATTATGCCTAAAGCCAAACATTTTTCAAAAGAACTTATTTTAGCCGCTATGGCTAAAACTAAATCTAATAAAGCAGGTGCAAGATATCTCAATTGCAGCTACATACATTACAAAAAATGGGCACAGTTTTATAAAGGTGAGGACGGCAGAAGTTTATTTGAAATACACAAGAATCAAGCCGGTAAAGGCATTCCTAAATTCCTAAGCAATACTCCATTCGGACGTAAAGAGCCTGCGTTGCTTGATATCATTGAAGGCCGAGTTGATGCGTCCCATTTCAACCCCCAAAAGATCAAACATAGAATGATTGAACAGGGGTATTTAAAAGAAGAATGTAATTTGTGCGGTTTTAAAGAACGTCGTGTACTTGACTATAAAGTACCGCTAATGATGCATTTTAAGGACGGAAATAAACAACATTATAATCTAGGTAACGTAGAAATGTTATGTTATAATTGTACGTTTCTTACGGTTGGGGATTTATTTACGGGTAAACAAATCGAAAATATGGAAGACCATGTACCTAAATCAGGTGGACAACCAGATTGGGAAGTAGATGATTATACACAGCAACGCTTAAAAGAATTAGGATTATACGATTCAAAACCAGTGGACGACGGTTCGGAATTTATCTCAAGAAGCTAAATATTTATAATAAAGTTTCGATATGAAAAAGAATAAAAAATCGAAAAAGCATAATGAGATAATTCGTGATTACGAAGGACAGAAATCTAAACAACTGGAAAAATTAGCAACCAAAATGTTGGAAAACGAAGAAAAGTTTGCTAAATTAAAGGGTAAAGAAACAAGTTTGAAATTCCTAAAATTATTTTAAAATGGCACTAGAATTAACAGTGAATAGCGTAGATGAATTTCAAGAAATGGTTGATAGTAAAGATTTTAAAATATCCGAATCAATTGTAAATTCAATTTTAAGCAACTTAAACAGTAAAAAAAATCATATTCATATACTTTCAATAAATGTACTAGAAGAAGGATCAACATTAGATTTAACACTTGAAAGAAAATTCTTTATAGAAACATTAGAAGAAAACATTAAGTATTTTATTGAACAAGAAAGATATGAAGATTGTCAAAAAATAGTAGAAGCAATAGATAAATTAAAAATAAAAGAAAAAAAGGCAAGTAAAAAGTAATGGCAAAAGCAGTTTCAAACTCTAACAAAGTTACATTTGGTGCTCGAAAAAGAGGTAGAGCACAAAAGAGTTATAACAAGCACACTCCAAGACCAAAACGTTATAGAGGTCAAGGTAGATAAAATACATATGAATCCTAAAAAAAATCAACAGGCCATAACGGCTATGGAAACCTTCATGTCCCTTCCCGATGAATTATTGATAGAGATGATCAATAAAGACCCGGAAGGGATAGAGGTTATATGTCTCGCGCTAGGAATTGAATTAAACAACATAAAATATACGAAAAAATCCAAAATAGGGTTGGATAGGTAAAAAAACGGTCGTATATTTACGTAAATAATAAAGGTCATGCCATTAATTCAATTCGCAAATTTAAACAAATACGGTACACTACGAAAACGTATAATGTACACCCCAACAATGCCCTTTAGATTTAATCCTAAAGGATTAGGATCATTTGTATCTGTTACAATTTTCAAGTACAGATATGAACATTATATTCCTCCAACTTTATTCAATGCAAATGATGGTAAAAGATATATCTTACCAACTTGGCAAGAAGTATTACCTGAAACTACTATATCAGATATAGAATGGGTTAAAATGATTTTGACTGATGGAGTGAAAGTAAAAGCAAAAGAAAAAATAGAAGAAAATACCTTCAAATTTGAATCTAAAAGCGATCCAGGTTCATTTTATACCGTTACTAAAAAGGGAGACAAATATAAATGTAATTGTTCAGGATTTTTCAGGGTAAAAGATAAAGAAAAAGGGTGCAAGCATATTCAAGAAGTAAAGAAAAATAAGGGACTATAAAGCCCCTTATCTGTTGTAATATTTATTATCGCCAAATAATTTTATTACGATGATAAATATAACACATATTTACTTTATTCATAAAGGAGACTCAATCCCTTGCTATGTAGGTAAAACTACAAATTTACATTCTCGTTTAGCCGGTCATAAAAATACAAAACCTCAATATACTCACATTGAGTTGATAGATTCTATTCCTTCATCAGAATGGAAGTTTTGGGAAGAATATTATATTAATTTATTTTATAGTTGGGGATTTAATTTAGAAAATAAAACTCG